TAAATAATATTTAGAATTATTAATATAATTAAGTTTTGTACAAGATGATAATATATAATTCATATTTAATATATTCATTAATTTTTGGTCTTTCCATAAATCCAAATTATAATAAAATTGTTCAAGTGTAGATACTCTAAAATTAAATGTATATTTGGAATTTTCACTCCTATTAGATAAAATTGTAGATTTGAATTCTTTAATAAGTGTAATTTGGATTTCATCATTAGTAGTTTGTATATATGGAGCTAACATATGAACAGTTGTAATAAGATATGGTGATTGTAATACAACATTATTTATAATTATACTAATTATATAATAACTTTCATTAGTTATATGTGTGCTGATTTTATCATATAATTCTAATATATTACAGGTGAATAAATAACCATTTAAAGTATTAACATGAACAGTTGGCCCTGAAGAAAAAAAACAAATATAAGATTTAATATCTTGATTAATTTTTTCTATTGATGATGTATAAAATGGTTTACTTTCTCCAACTACACACAACGACATTAATTTTGAATATTTTCTGATTTTATGTTTTCCCATAATAACCAATACTTTATGAAGTAACAACTAATGATTTAGAAAAACTAGATTAGATTTTAAAATCAAAATTTGGTATTAGAAAAATAATATTTTTCTATTATTTTTCTTTCGGTAATAATTAAAAATAATTTAAACAATTGAAAATTGTTTCAATTTTTTTGCTTTAAATAATAAATTAATATTAAATTAATTAAAGATCATTTATTTAATTTATTAATGGTTAAAGATACATTTTTGTACGATAGATTAGAAGTTTCGCCAAATGCAACTGAGGCTGAAATCAAAAAAGCTTTTAATAAATTATCTAAAATTTGGCATCCAGATAAGAGATCAATTAGTGAAGATAAAGAAAGTATAACAAAAAAATTTCAAGAAATTAATGAAGCTAAAGAAATTTTATTAGATGTCAAAAAACGAGAACTATATGATAGAATAGGTATTGATATACTTAATACTGATGGACAAGCTCAAAACCCATTTGAGGGAGCTTTTGGTAATATGTTTAATCAATTTAATAATTTTGATACTGTTTTTGGATCTAAATCACGATCTAGAGAGCCTCAAGAAAATATTGTAAAAGTTTTAGATGTTACATTAGAACAAATTTATAATGAAGAAACAATTGATTTTACTTATATGCAAAATGTATTCTGTTCATTATGTAATGGAGAAGGAACTAAAAATGGAAAACCTAATATATGTAGTGTTTGTAATGGTAAAGGAGTCCATGTACAATTATTAAGATTAGGTCCTATGATTCAACAATCTATAGCAAATTGTCAAACATGTAATGCAACGGGTAAAATTAAAGATGATAATAATATTTGTAACACATGTAAAGGTAATTGTTTTATTAAAAAATCAAAAACTATTCAAATACCTTTAAAAGCAGGGTTGACCCATAATAATAAAATCAATTTAACAGGTAAAGGAAATCAATATAAAAATTTAAAAACAGATTTAATTTTAACGATCAACGAATTGATACATCCATATTTTAAACGGTATGAAAATGATTTATTTATTGAATTAGATATTAAATTATATCAAGCTTTATTTGGATTTAATACAGTTATTACTCACTTAGATAATAGAAAATTATCTTTAACATATCGAGAAAAAACAGATGTAAATACTATACGAAAAATAAAAAATGAAGGAATGAAATATTTACAATCTGATTTAAGAGGAGATTTGTATATTAAATTTAATGTAAGTATACCTAGCATCAAATTATTAGATGATAATAGTAAAACTCAATTAAAAATATTATTACAATTAGTAGAACCTAATTTAGAAAAACAAGAATTAAAAAGTTCTGGTGAAAAAACCAATAGTTTTTCACCACAAAATTCAAAGGTGTCAGATCCTTCTATTAATAAAGTTATATCTGATTTACCCTCTCAGAACTTAGCAGATAAAATACATAAAGTAATCTTATGTGATTGTACACAAGATGAAGTAAATAAACTAAATAAAAGTCAAAATCAAACTAAATCTGTAAATGAACAAGATAATGATAAAAATCATTATGCTTTTGAATCTAATTTTGCATCTGGTCAAATGGGTAATACAACTGAATGTCGTCAATCATAATTTAAAATTAAATATTATATTTTTTTGTTCCTAATTCAACTCTACAGATAGGACATTTATGGTTATACTTTTGTAAATAAGGAATTATACATTCCTTATGATATTTATGAGAACATGTGAGTTCTATAATATATTCATCTTTTTTTAATTGTGACAAACAAATACTACATTTAATATTCAAGTTATCTTGCAATTTTTTATTGATTAAATTTTTTAAAGCCTCCTCATCTAATGATACAACTACATCTTGAAATTCTGGATTAATTATATTTTCTGTATTTTCTGTATTTACTTGTATTAATGATGTAAAAAGATTTCTTAAATTATTATATTCGATAAAATCTGTATATTGATTATTATTTTCTTGGAATATTTCGGTTTGATTATCTTGTGATATTTCAGAATGATTATATGATGACGTTTCTTGTGGTGTTTCTTGCGGTGCTTCTTGTGGTGCTTCTTGTGGATTTTCATTTTGATTAAATATATTATTTAATATATTCATCATATTAAGTTGTAGTACTCGAATATTTTCTATAGTTTCTAATGATATATCGATTCCGTAATAATTATAAAAATCAAAAATTGTTTGATTAATACTATTAACGGCTATACCAGATGAATATAAATATTTTTTTAATTCTTTTATAATAAGAAGTTCATTATTATATTCTTCTTCTAATACAATTCTATATGCACACATAGTTTCATATAAACTTTCATTTAAATTAGAATTTAAAGAGATATTATCAGAAATCATATTATTAATAGTATCAGCCATTAATATTATATTGAAAAAATAAATTATAATTTATTTTTTCAATCTTTTTAGTCAGAGGGTTTATCTAGATATAAGCCCTCTTAACTAAATTTAAAGGTTTAAAGAATATTTATTATGATTTAGTAATGGTATCAAAAAAATTAAATATTTTATTAAATACAGTTACGGATTATTTAAAAAATGAATTAAATAAGATATATACTGAAGAAAATACGTTATCTAATGAATTTCCTCAATTAAATTTAGATTTAATTACTTGTACAACATACAATAAACTAAAAGATAATATTTTAAAAATTTATAATTCTGATTTTAAAAATTTAAATTTAAATATACGTGATCAAATTACTCTTATAAATAAGATATTTTCAAAATTATTTACATTAGCTTATAAATTTAATAAAAATTTAAATTGGGATGATAATTATATATATCTTTCTACACCGCGCTCTAAAGGAGATAGTATTAAAATACCTGAAAATTATATTAAATTAGAAAAACAATTTAACAAATTACAAAAACTACCCCAACCTATTCAACGCTCTATAGAATGGTTTAATTATAGATTCCATCGGATAACAGCTTCTGATACAGCTGCAGCTATTAATATGAATCCATATGAACCTTTAGAATCCTTTATTCTTAAAAAGTGTGATCCTGATCATCCATTTATGGATAATGCTACAGTTTTCCATGGTCGAAAATATGAACCACTTGCAACTTTATTATATGAACATATATATAATGTAAAAGTTGCTGAATTTGGCGTATTACCATCTGAAAAATACCCTTTTTTAGGAGCTTCCCCTGATGGAATTTGTTCAAAATATACCTTAGATAATAAATTTTCTTCAAAGTTAGGTGTAATGTTAGAAATTAAATGTCCTGTTACACGAAATATTATTATTAATGGTAATATAATTGGTGATATTTGTCCTTATTATTACTATTGTCAAATTCAACAACAGCTTATATGTTGTGATTTAGATATATGTGATTTTTGGCAATGTAAATTTACAGAATATAAATCTAAACATGATTATTTAGCAGATGATTGTCAAAAATGTATTATAACAGAATCTATTAATGATAGTTTAGCTACAGAAAATCAACAAATGTTTTTATCAAGTACTCCTTCTAAATTATCTGTTAATAAAAATTTATTAAAAGGTATTATAATTGAATTTTATCCTAAGAATTATAAATCAGAATTTGAAGGTAGTAATATAGAATGGAAAAGTAAATATATTATACCAAAAAGATTGAATATGGATGAAATAAAATATAATGATTTTTTACTAAAAATGTTTGATGAATATAAAATTTTATATCCTGAAATTTATAAAGATTATTATTTTAATAAAATAATTTATTGGAAATTAGAAAAAGCTCATAATGTTTCAATTCCAAAAAATGATATTTTTCTTAATAATATTATTCCTCGATTACAGACAATTTGGAATACAATAACATATTATAGAGAACATCAAGATAAATTAACTCAACTAAAAAATATTACTAAACAAAAAGCAAAATATTATAAAGTTAATATAGAGTTTAATATTCATAATAACTTTATAATTAATAATAAAATTTTATTTTTAGATAAAAAATTTAATAGAACTGATTTTTTAATTAAATATAATACAAATGAATCTATACTTTCTACAATCGAATGTGATTTTATAGATGAATAATTTTTTTATTTATGTTGGAATTTTAATTATAGATGGTGTAAATTAAATGGCGGAATAATGGGTGAATTAGATAATAAAAATGGTGATACCTCATGTATTGGTGTAACTGCAGATATGGGTGATAATGCTGGTGGTAAAATTGGTGGACCATTTATAGGAATAAATGGTAAATCATTTTGTAAATCAGGTGATAAAATTGGAGTAGAAATTAAAGGATTTGGTCTGACAGGTCTTGGAATGGGAACAGGTACATGTTCTACTGATGGAACTACTTCGATAACTTTTGATGTTGGACTAAGTGGATTTTCAATTGCTGATGTATATGTTGGAATAACAGGATTTAAAGTAATATTGGGATTAGGAATAGGGGTCATTACAATCTTAACTTTTTGACGGTCATCTTTCATATAATATGAAAGATGAGCTCTTAAAAATTTTTCTTGTTTTTCTTGCATTGATTTAATTATCATATAATTAATATTTCTATTATAATTCATATTAATATAATTTTTAATGGCTTCTTTAAATGAATCCGCAGTAATAAAAGTTGGTATAGGAGATAACACTTGATAATTCATTACTATTACGCAGAAAATAATATTTAGATTTAAATAAAATATTAATAATAGTTATTAAAGAAATATTAAGTATAATATTAAACCTATTTGATGGGAATAAAAAATTTATTATATTTTTTATCACATTTTTCAGATACTATTAAGGAAATTGATAGGAATACATTTTATGGAAAAAAAATAGCTGTTGATATTTCAATCCTAATTTACCAAGTCGTTATAGCTAGTAAAAATCATGAATCTAAATTAACAAGTAAAACAGGTGAAATGGTATCACATATTTTGGGATTATTTAATAAAACTATATTTTTTTTAGATAAAGGAATTATTCCAATTTATGTATTTGATGGAAAACCACCTAAAATTAAAGAAAAAATAATTCAACTTAGAAAAAATAACAAATTAAAAGCTTTAGAAAAATTAAATAATGTATTAACAAGTACCGATAAAATTAAATATTTAAAAAAAAGTGTTTGGATAACTAAAGCACAAATGAACCAATGTAGAGAATTATTAATATTAATGGGTATTCCATATATTGATGCTCCAGAAGAAGCAGATTCACAATTATCATATCTATGCAAAACTAATATGGTCTATGCTGTTCTAACCGAAGATATGGATATATTAACTTTTGGATCACCTATTATTATTCGAAATTTTATATCTAATCATAAAAATCCAATTCAAATTACATTAAATACTATATTAAATAAATTAAATTTATCATATAATCAATTTATTGAATTGTGTATTTTATTTGGTTGTGATTATTGTTATCATATAAAAAATATAAAACCTAATGATATCTATAATATATATATAAAAACCAAATCTATTGAAAAAACTTTAGATGAATTAAAAAATATGGGCTATAATATTGGAGATAATTATGATTATACTAATGCAATTCAATATTTTATTAATGCTAGTCATATCCATATTGAAGAAAACCAATTAGAATTAAATAAACCAAATATCGATAAATTATTTAATTTATTAGTAAATAAATATAATTTAAATAAATATATTATTAATATAAAATTGAATCGATTAAATATTTATTATAATAATCTAAAATCTATCTAAAAATTAAAAATTTAAAACATATATACTATGATTTCACAAAAAAGAAAATATGATGCTAGTAAAAATTTATATAATAATTATATAAATTTTGCCGAATTATTAAATAATAATACTCTATTAAATTTATATAATAAAGATTTAGTTTTGTTACTTAAATTTGCTAAGTTAGTGTTACAATTTTTAATCAATATTAATAAACATTCCTCTATTGAAGTACAAAAAAATTTAAAAAATATTGACGGCAAAAACTTTACTTGTATCATCAATAATCCTAAAAATGTTATTGACTTTATTACAATTAAGGAAATCTTTAATAACATTTTAAAATTAAGCTATTTATATCCAAATAAAAATCTTGGTAAATTATTATATATTAATGATAATAATATTAATCCAAAAATTCAAAATTTTTTAACAATTTCAAACTGTTCTAATTCAAATAATACTAATGATAGTACTAGTGATGGTACTAGCGATAATGATAGCAATCAAACTAATATTAACGATAATGATAGTGATAATGGTAGTAATAATGATAGTGATAATAATAGCGATAACGATAGTGATAATGATAGTGATAACGATAGTGATAACAATAATGGCAGTAATAATGATAGAGATAATGATAATAAAAATCGAAAAACTGCTAATAAAATTATTAATAAATTATTTAAATCTAAAAGATTGAATTTAAATACTGAATTATTTACATATTTTAATAAACTACAAACTAAAGAAAAATCAAAGATTATTAAAAACTTTAATAATATTTTAAAATATAAAAATAAAAAAATTCCAAATTTAATTCAAATTTTACAATTACCAATTTCAAATATACAAAAAAATCATATTTTAGAAATATATACTACATTACAAATAAATTTAACATCCGAAAATAAATTAAGAAGTTGGTTTGATGCATTGATGAAAATACCTTTTGGTAAATATATGGGTATTAATTTACCTTTATTAAAACCAAATTGTATAAAAAAATTTTTACTTAATTTACAAACATTAATGGATAAAGCAATTTATGGTCATGATGATGCTAAAAAACAAATAATTCAAATTATGGGTCAAGAAATAAAAAATCCTAAAGCAAAAGGGAATATGATTGGTTTATGGGGACCGCCTGGTAATGGAAAATGTTTTGCTAAAAACACTCCCATATTAATGTATAATGGACAAATTATTAATGTCCAAGATATTAAAATTGGAGATAAACTTATGGGTGATGATTCTAAACCACGAACTGTTTTATCTTTGGGAAAAGGTTGTAATATGTTATATGATATATACACAAAAATAGGAGATAAATATACAGTTAACGGAGACCATATATTATGTCTTAAAATGAATGAATTAAATATAATTTTGTATGAAAAAGAATATAATACAGTAGAATTTTATGCAAAACAGAAAGATCTAGCCCAAAAATCTCCAATTTTTATCGTACAATATTTTGATATTAATTTATATAAATTATGTTATACACAATTTAATTCAGAATCTGATGCACACTATTATTTAGATAATATTATATCTACAACAGATAACATATTAGAAATAACAGTTGAAGATTATTTACGATTACCTAAATTTATTCAATATAAATTAAAAGCTTATCGAAATCAAATTAATTTTAAACCTCAAGATATTATATTTGATCCTTATTTATTGGGTCTATTAATAGGTTCTTATATTACAGAAAGACCTGATATAACTAACCAAAAATATTTAATTATTAAATCAAATGATGATACGGACATTATTTTTAATATTAAACTTAACAATAATACAATATATAATTATATAATTAAAAACTTTAAAGATTTTTTTACTAATCAACCTTTGAATATAAAATATATAAATAATAATTATATACTTACAAATGATTTTATATTTGCATATTTAATTTATGTATTAAAATATTATAGACTTATATCTGAAAATAAATTTATAGAATTTAATAAAATAATACCTGATATATATAAAATTAATACTATAGATATACGTTCAAAATTATTAGCTGGTATAATTGATACATGTAGTTATTTAAATTATTTACAAATCCAAACATTAAATTCAGAAAATTTAGACAATACTTCAGTAAAAAATATATTTTTAGATAATTTTTATGATCAAAATATCAACTCTAAAGGAGTTGCACTATCTTCAAAACAAAGTTTTAAAGGTTATTCTTGTTTTAGTTTGAATACTATATCTTATACTTTAGCTACAGATATCATATTTTTAACAAGATCATTGGGTTTATTAACAAAATTAAATACTAAAAATAATAGCTATATTATTGATATTTATGGATATAATTTAACCGAATTACCATTTTTATGTTTTGATAAAACAGTTATCAAAAATTGTGAATTAAATTTAATGTATGATAATATACTTATAACAGAATCAAAATACGATAATTATTATGGTTTTACAATAAATGGTAATAATAGATTTGTACTAGGAAATTTTATAGTTACACATAATACTACATTAATTAAAGACGGCATTGCTAAAGCCATGAATAAACCCTTTATTTTTATATCTTTAGGTGGAGCAACTGATGCTTCCTTTCTAGAAGGACACTCTTATACATATGAAGGTTCTATTTATGGTAGAATTGTTAATGGATTAATTACTAGCAAATGTATGAATCCTATTATTTATTTTGATGAATTAGATAAAATATCAAAAACTCATAAAGGAGAAGAGATTACTAATATATTGATTCATTTGACAGACCCTATACAAAATTCCCATTTTAGAGATAAATATTTTCACGGAATAGATATTGATTTATCTCGTGCGACTATGATATTTAGTTTTAATAATATTAATAATATTAATCCTATATTATTAGACAGAATAACAAGTATTGAAACTAAATATTTATTATTGAGTCAAAAAATAAATATAGTTAAAAATTATATTTTACCTAAAATATTAACTGATATGGGATTAAATGAAAATGATATAATGATTATAGATAATATAATTAAATATATAATTAATACTTATACACACGAAGGTGGTGTGCGAAAAATTAAAGCTTTAATGTATAATATAATTAGAGAATTGAATTTATTAAATTTAATTGATCAACCATTAAAAATTAAACAAATTCCAATTATTGATTTGATCGAAGATAATGAGTATAGAAACTATTCAATAGAAAGAAATGCAAGTAATGGACCAATTGAAGTTTTTGTAAAATATCCTTTCATGATTACATTACCTATTATTAAAACTTTATTAAAAGATAAATTAGAAAATCAATTAGATTGTATTCATACTATGGATAAAAAAGGAGTAGTAAATGGCTTATTTGCCGGATCATATGGTATGGGAGGAATTTTACCAATTCAAGTCTTATGGATGCCAAGTGTACCCGCTTTAAGTTTAAAAACAACAGGATGTTTAGAAAAAATAATTAAAGAAAGTATGGAAGTAGCTTGTACTTTAGCTTGGAATTATTTACTTGAAGAATATAAAAATAAATATTTAAAGCTTTGGGAAAAACAACCAATGGGTTTTCATATTCATTGTCCTGAAGGAGCAGTACCTAAAGATGGTCCTTCGGCTGGTGCAGCCTTGACTTTAGCTATCTATTCGTTATTAGTAGATAAAACTATTAAACATCATATAGCCATTACAGGTGAAATTAATTTAGAAGGTAAAATTAGTACGATAGGTGGATTAGAAGAAAAATTAGAAGGTGCCAAACAAAGTAAAATAAAATTAGTTTTAATTCCCAAAGAAAATAATAAAACCTTAGAAATTATCAAAAAAAGAAATAAATGCTTAATAGATGATAATTTTATTGTTAAATATGTTAAAAATTTTAATGATATAATTAAATATGCATTAAATTAATTTGTAAATATTTTCTGTATAGGTATAATATGGATACTATTCAAACATTAAATTTGTCTACTATGGACAAAAATGCTTGTTCGTCACTAATTGATCAAAAATCATTGATTTCACTATTTCCGAATAATGAAAATTCTATAAATATATATACAGTATCTTTATTATCATATTTTAAAGAAATTGAGTATAATATATTTCAAAATTTTTATTTTGTAGAAAATTATCCTTTTGAAAAATTTTTTGAAAAAAATACTACGAATCAATTATTTGACAAAAGACCTCAAAGTCAAACTCGCCATTCTAAACCTACTTCATTATAAATTTTGACATGAACTCATAATACTATACTCTAAAGCATGATATATTTCAACAAATTTGTAATAATTATTATATTCAAGATAAGCAATAGTAAAATCAACAATATGACCATCATAAAGATAATATAAAAGTTATCAACAAGACTATCATAAATATAAGCAATATGAAAGCTATCAATAAGATTATGTAGATAAACAATATGAAGATGAAGTTCATCTAAAAGAGAAACAATAAAGATCAACAGAAGAGTATCGTAAAATTAAGCGCTATAAAAAATACCTAAATTATCATAAAGATCATAAATCACATCATAATAAAAATAAATATCATAAATTTTATCAGGTATATCAAATAATAGAAATAATTGTAAGATTGATGATTATTAATAAATGTAGATGAATAATAAAAATATTTTATATATTATTAGATAATTAAAAAAACAGCAATTAATTTATCAAAAATACACAAATTAAATGTATTATATAAAATCTACAAGTATTAAAAAAGAAGGAAATAATGAATATAAATATTTAGTTTATATAATTAAGAGAAATCAATAGATGAAAAAAATTATTTTTTTTCATCTATTAATCACAAATACAAAGAAGTATTTAAATAACATGTTTTTATTATTTTACTATAAAGTATTGATCATTATTAAGTTTTAAAGATATCTAAATATTTTTTTATGATTTTGTTATATAAATTTTTTGGTATATAATTAAAATCTATTATTTTTTTATTTAATTCATATTTTTGTTTAGCTTTTAAATTATTATTTAAATAATTATTTAGAATTTCATCATCAAGTAAATCTTTTTTTTTTATTTTATATCCTGTTTGAAATATACCTTCAATACAATCAGATTTATCTCCAAAAATAATTTTTTTTTTTAAATTTTCACAAGCTTCATCTTCTGTTAAGCTTAAATTTTTTTTTGTTTTATAATTTATAAAAATTATATTTTTTCGACCTAATTGTAAAAAATCTTGATCACCCGATAGTATATATATGATTTGTTGACTATCTACACTTTTTAAATATAAACAAATACTACCAATAATATCATCTGCTTCAATCTTATTAATCTGTAAATATTTAATATTATGATAATTTTGTATAATTTGTGGTATTAAATTATCATAAGTATATTTAAATACATTACCATAATTATATTTTTTAATAAGAGCTTTACGGGTTATTTTATAATTACAGTATAATTCTGTTTTCCATAAATTTTCTAATGGTGTATCCATGCAAAAAATTAGATTTGAATTAAAAAAAATATCTTTACTAATTAAATTAATAATTGATTGTAGGTACATCTTTTTATATTTTTCCATAAATGTATTATTAATAGCCCAATCATATTTTGGATCATTATATATTTTAAATTCATCAGAAAACGCAAGTGTATACCATCTTATAGTTGCAAAAAATCGATAAAATAATGTATAGGATGTATCAATTAAAATTAATGGTTTCATATAAATTAATTATATAAATTGTATTTAAATCTATATAATCTAAAAAGTAATATCTTCATTATTTTTTACAGCTTGTCCAGATTTAAGTTCATACATAAAAATAATACCACGTTTTCTAGCGAGTTCTATAAATGATCTACCTTCGGGTCCTAATCCAGGACCTCCATATATTTGAGAAATAGGAGGACGATTAACTAATGTACCAGTTTCAGACTTTATTGAATCGATAACATTCACGGGGTCATATATAAAATATTCTTCTTTGAAAATATTATTAGAGATATCTGGATGTATCATTACAAGTGTAGAAGATCCAACAACAATATTTTTTTCTGGAGTGTTTCGGTTAATTTCTGCAATTACAATAGATCGTAATTGATATACGTCTCCGCGAAGTTTAATTATATGATCAAAATCAATTTCTCTATCATTTAATCTTTCGAAACCAGAGACAGCAATAGGAAGCCTGGCAACATTAAATGGTTGAATATCATTATATCTAATAATATTCGCACGACGGTCAACAAAAAAGAATAATACTCCACGTGAATAAATTAAACTTGTATGTCTAGGAACTAAAGTATTATTTTCAATAAAAAATTGATGTTGTTCAAGAGCATCTTGAAGGCTAATAGGGGTCTCGTCATCTAAACTAGCAGGAAGTTTTAAATTAATCATAGGTACAGAAGTTACAATTGGTCGTATATTTTGTTGATAAGGATTCATATTTACAATATTATAAACTGGCATAGTTGAAACGATTGTTGGTCTAAAAGAAAATGTAGCTAATAATCTTTTTAAAACTGTTCCGTCATATCGTCCATAAATTAAATCTGGGTTATCTTGTTTATTTAGTTTACAAACATCAATGCTTGTAATAAATTCTCTAAATACAGAATTATAATATTGACCATTACGTAGATTAAGAACGGAATTCCATAATTGATATTGAATTTGACTACGATTTAGTAAATCGAGAACACTAGAACGATTATCACATACTACATCATTAGGATCTTTGATGAGAGCATCAAAAAGAACAAAGTCTGGAAGAGTATATAAAGGTTCATTATTATATCGGGCTTTTACAATACCAGCAATATTAGAATGAAGAAAATGTGTTTCTAAGATATCAATTTTAGGTAAAAACAATGCAGCAATGACGGGATGAATACTATCACCTGGTCTATGTCCCAATTCTTTTCTAAATTCTCCAGTTAGAGCTTCAAAATCACAATCTCTATATTGAACAGATTGTAATAGAACTTGAGCATGTAAAGGTCTAGATACACTATATAATTTAAGAATTTCTTGTAAATATTTATAATCTGTGTCATTTAATTTAGTAGCAAAACCCTGAAAATCAATATTAACTGATCCTAATAGTTTCATCATATTAGTTGTAACTGCTAATACATCTGGACTTTTTAATCCAACAAGTTCTTGTTCATAAATACGTTGAAATTCAGCATATTCTTCAGGAGACATTTTATATTTAGCAGCAAATAGTTTTGTTTTTGATAATAGTTGATGAAAAGGATATTGTTGATCGCCATATTTTTCTCGAACAAGTTTAGCAAATTTTTTTGCTTTTTTACTAATTAAATTATATTTTTCTAAATATAATCTTTGAATATTTTCAACTAGTTCGGCATCATCATATTTATGCCGTAATTTCATAAAATCAGCTGTTGTAATTATACCATTATTTTTTTTAAATAATTTTTTAACTTCATTATCAATATGAACATCTTTTTCATATTTTTTTTCATATTTATTACTATCATAATTACTCATATCTATATATAATGAATTAGAAAATATTTTTAAAATTTATTTTTTCTTAAATCTATAAAAAATAAATTTTAGATATTTCTGGTAGAAAATATTATAATATTTTCAATAGATATATAATTTATTAAACGTCATATTATTATGAATTTAGATATTTTTCGATAAAATATATATTTAAACGGTGTTATTATTTATAAAATAATAGTTTATATGGAAAATGATCTATGGATTAATAAATATAGGCCTACTCAAATATCACAAATTGTTGGAAATAAAATACAAATTGACCAATTTTTAAATTGGTTAAATAATATTAATATTAGTAAAAAGTTAACTGTAATTATTTCTGGTTATCAAGGTATAGGAAAAACTTTAATTATTAAATTAGTTTTAGAAGAAAATGGATATAATGTTAGAATTATTAATCCTAATGAAATCAAAGATCATAGATTATACGACGACTTTAATGATTATCATAATTTTTCAAACTCCATTTATTCTAAAATATCATTTAATAAAAATAATTTTAATAAAATAGCTTTAATCTTTGATGAAACAGAAAATATAACTTTAACAAATGAAAAAAAATATATTTTAGATATTTATAAAGAAAATAATAAATCGAAAAATTTTCCATTAATTTTTATATCTAATAATCGTCATTCTAAATTATTATATGATTTAAAAAAAGGATGTACTGAAATTATTTTTACTAGACCATCTTATGATGAATTAAAACCATTAATCATTGACATATATAATAAAGAAGGTATTAAATTAGAAAATTATGATAGTTTAATAAATAAAATTATTCAATTTTCGCAATTTGATATTCGAAGATTAATTAATTTATTACAAGAATTATCTTTTCATTTAAAAGATAATAATATATTATATGAAACTGATATTAACAGTTTCATTGAAAAATCTCGAGAAAAAAATATTGATATAGGTTTATTTGAATCAACAGAAAAGGTATTAAATAATTATTTAGACTATGAAACGCTTATAAAATTATATGAAAATGAAAAAGTATTATTACCTCTTATGATACATGAAAATTATTTCAAAAAAATTTTAAAACAAACTTCTTTACCATTTGATGAAATAATGAATATTATGATCAAAGTATCAGACTCAATTTCAAAGGGTGACAATGTCGAAACTAGTATTTATACTGATCAAAATTGGTATTTACAAAATATTCATGGATTTTATACATGTATTAATACATCTTTTTGGATTAATAAAAATAATTCACATGATTTATTATACGATGATATTAAATTTAGTTCTGATTTAAATAAAACATCTCTGAAAAATATAAATAAAAAAAATATTATGAATTTATCTAAATTGATTAATAATAAAACAAATCAAGAAATATTAATGTTGAATAAAATATGTAATCATTTAATTAAAAAACACAACGATTATATTTTGATTAATATATTAAATAAATATAACAAAAATATTGGTATTAAAGAAATAGAATTGTATTTAAAAATTGATAAGACTACTGAATTTAATGTCTTAGAATCTAAAGAAAAAAAACGTTTATTAAAGCATATTAAATAATAATTTTTATAATTATAAATAAATTAAATATATTGTTCTTTTATATTATTTAATGTTAAAAATTGCATGTTCTCATCAGAATTTATAGGATTAAAATAAAATAAACTGTTAGATAGATACAATAATAATTCATTAATCCATTGTATTTGAATTTCATTTTTAACCATTATAACATCTTGAGTTAATAATTGATAATAAAAATTACTTTTATCATCCTCATATGGTTCAAATAAATAATTAAATAATTTAATTTTTTGTATATTATGAAGTACTTGTTTATCAACGCCTGGTATAGAAGATGCCCAAATCCATAAATTATGTTTTCCTTGATATATACCAAAAAAATTATAATTACCTGTTATTAATAACTTATTATCCATAGTAAATAATCCTAATAATTTACTATTATTCAATTTTATAAAATCAATTTTATATTTACCATTAATATCTAAAAATTTTTTCATATAATCAAGTTTTTCTTCATTATTAGATGTTACCTTATTGATTATATTATTTTCCATATATTAAATCGAGAAAAATAATTTAAAATCTAAATATAATTATATATGGTTATTGATTGTAATACTATTACATTAATTTTAACTCTAATCTTAATTGTAATTTTCTTTTTAATATTATTACCATTGAATGATAATTATTATGAAAAAAAAATCAAGGAACAGCTTACCTTACTTAATCAAAATAATATAGATGATGAAAATGATAAATTTAAGATAGATTTAAATGAATGTTCGCGTGATTGTTGTAAATATACACAATGGAAATTACCACCAGAAATAGCTCTATCAAATGATAAACAATATTCTAATTTTATTCCAACAAATTTATCATGTAATTGGGGTAAAAACAGTGGGTGTGTGTGTCTTGATCAAAAGCAATTTAATTATCTATCTAGCCGAGGTTATAAATCTGATTAAATTATAAAATTATATAAAATTATATAAAATTTAGAATTATCATTAAAAAAAACAAGATCAGCATACTTTTTTAATATCAATAAGTGATTAATAGTTTAATAAATCCATTAGATATAATAATTTGAACTATTATTAAGTTTTTAATAATAAAAAAATAAAAACAAAAACACAATAAAACTTTATATTATATTACTAAAAATGTTGTATCTTATGCAAAAATATTACCACAAAGTAATATTCAAAGTTTATTTTTTTAAATAAAAAATTGATAAAGATAATTTTTGTTTATAGTATAATATGAATATTATGCCAAAAAATGATAAATTGGAATTTCAAATATACGATTGGTTAGAAGATCATGAAGAAGAAGAAGATGAAGATACAATTAATCCAGGAAAGTATATAATTCATATTTTTGGAAGATGTTTAGATGGTAAATCAGTATATGGTAAAATTAAAAATTTTACACCATATTTTTATATTTTACTACCTAATAAATTTCAAACTAAAACTAAATTATATAATGAAACATTATTAATGGATTTAGAAGCTTTTTTAAAAAGTAAAGAGAATAAAAAAATTTTTTATAAATATAAAAATTCATTGATAAGACTAGAATTACATAAATTTAAAAAAGCAGAAGGATTTACAAATGATAAAGAATATTATTTTGCAAGATTAGTTTTTAATAATGTTGATGGTTTACAAAAATATAAATATTTTTTTGATAATAATGAAGTTACAATCGAAAATAATAAATATAAATTTAAATTATATGAGGCTAATCTTTTATCAATGTTACGATGTTTTCATATTAAAAATATTAATGGATGTGGTTGGGTTGAAGTATTGAATTATAATTTGATCCATGAAGATGATAAAATATCCCGTTGTAATATAGAGATTAGTATAGATTGGACAAATTTAATTCCTCAAAAAAAAGATTATAATGCACCTTTACGTATATGTGCATTTGATATTGAATGTAATTCTATAGATGGTGAATTTCCTCAAGCTAAACGATCAGGTGATGCTATTATTCAAATTGGTGCAACATATACATACTTAGGTGAATCAACACCTTATAGACAATATATAGCTTGTCTAAAAAATACAAGCCCATTAGATAATATTATAGTAGAAAGCTATGAAACTGAAACAGAACTTATTTATGGATTTATAACAGAATTAATAAATAGTGATTGTGATATTATAACAGGATATAATATTTTCTTTTTTGATGAAAAATATATTTTTGATAGATGTAAAGATATATTAAAAATAGATATCTCATTTATGTCTAAATTAAAATATTTTAAATGTAACTTTACAGAAATAAAATTATCGTCTTCAGCTTTAGGAGATAATCTTTTAAAATTCTGGCAAACTCCAGGAAGAATTCATATAGATCTAATGAAAGATATTCAAAAAACTTTTAGTCTACCATCCTATAAATTAGATTTTGTATCATCTAAATTTATCAGAGGTGATATTTTATCTATTCAAATAATACCTCAATCATCTATTGATAATTATTATTTAGAGTTAACTTGTGATAATATTCAAGATATATGTATAGGAGATTTTATTCATATTGAAGTAGTTAAAGGATTTATTTCTGATGAAATTGGAAATAAATATTTAATAGTAAATATTGATAGCTATAATAAAAAAATTATTATAAAAAATAATAAAAAAAATAATTTAATTTCTGAAATTTTAAATAAAGTATCACTAAAAAATGATGTAAAACAAATTTTATTAGAAAATAAATCTTATTTAGATATTAAATCTTTAAAAATAAAGTTAAATTGGTCTCAAGCCAAAGATGATATTGGACCAAAAGATATATTTAGATTATATAAAGGATCTCCTGAAGATAGAAGTATTATTGCTAAATATTGTATTAAAGATTGTAAATTAGTTAATCTATTGATAAATAAATTAGAAATTATTACAAAAAATATAGAAATGGCAAATGTATGTTATGTACCTTTATCATTTCTATTTACACGAGGTCAAGGAATTAAATTATTTTCATTATGTTTGAGAGAATATCGAAAACAAAAGTATATTTTTCCTGTTATTAAATTAAAAAAATCATATCGATGTTTAACTTGTGAAAATGAATATGATAATAGTTGGACATGTCCAAAATGTCAATCCAAAAAACGTGAAGAAATAGAAATGGATTCGAGTAGTTTTGTGGGAGCATTGGTATTTGATCCAATTCCACGAGTTGAATATGAAGCTTTAGCTACAAAAGATTATATGAGTTTATATCCATCTTCTATTATGCATAAAAATATGAGTCATGAAACAATTGTAGAAGATCCAATGTATGATAATTTACCAAATGTAAAATATTATCAAGCAAATTTTAAAGATTCGGATGGATCCGTTCAATATCGTAAATTTGCTCAAATAAATAATAAATTAGGAGTTATTCCAACTATTCTTAATAATTTATTAAAAGAACGTAAAATAATTAAACAAATAATGAAAACTGAAAAAGATCCTTTTAAATATAAAATTTTAGATGCTAAACAGAATGCGATTAAAATAACAGCAAATTCTTTATACGGTCAATTAGGAGCAGCTACATCTCCTATTCAAAAAAGAGATATAGCTGCCTGCACAACCTCTACAGGTAGAGAAATGTTAATTTTGGCCAAAAAGTACGATGAAGAAATATTACCATGTATTATTAATACACTAAAATATTATTATGAACATAATGATAAAGAGAATATTAATAAATTATATGATTTAGAAATTAAAGATCGACAAAATGAAAAAATTATCTCATCATTAGAAAAATTTATATTGACTATTAAAAATATAACGTGTCAGCCTATAGTTAGATATGGTGATAGTATAATTGGAGAAATGCCTTTATTATTACGCAATTCAATTTCAAAAAAGATTTTTATTAAAACTATAGGTGATTTAGTTCCTGGTAACCAAT